TTCCCTTCATGGGCGTGCAAGGGGTGTACGAGCCGCAGGCCGTGGGCCCGGAGGGCTTCCCCGGCGAAGGGGCGAACACGACGCCGACCGGACTCCCGCCGAACCTGCGCGTGTTCCCTCCGGTGAGGAGCATCGGAGCGGAGGTGTTCGCGTTCACTCGGGTGCTGCTCGTCCTGTCCGTGGTGGAGACGTACGGGCGGGTTGCGGGCGAGGCTCTGGTGAGCGGCATCCCTGTCGTCGCTGCAAGGACTCCCGGCCTGGTCGAGTGCCTCGGCCCGAGCGCCGCGTTCGTGGGGAACCGGGCTGACCTGCGAGACCTCTCCCGGCTGATCCGCGACGGGTACCGGAACTGGGACGAGTGGAGCGACCTCGCGGTGACGCGCGCGGCGTGGAATGAGGAGCGGTCGGAGGGCGAGCTGTGCGAGTTGGAGGACAGGCTGCTGCGGGTCGTGGTGGAGCAGCCGGAGATGATCCTGTGAATGGAGCACCGATGCAGAACGTAGAACCCGGCCAGGTGCCGGATGACCTGATGCAGGCTCTCGCTCAGAACCAGCCGGGAGCGAAGGCGATGATCGAGGTGGTGAACTACCAGTTCGCGCTCGTTGATATGGACGCGGGCCAGCCGGACGCGGATGGGTGCCTGCCGCGCGCGATGCTGTTCACGACGCTGGACGGGTCGATGCAGGTGATCGTGCACCTCCCTCCGGGGGTCGCGGAGAAGATCGGCAAGACGCTGCTCAGCACTCCCGCGAAGCGGGCGAGCGGGCTGGTCGTGCCGGGGCCGATCATCACGTGAACGCGGAGAGGTGGGATCGGATCGGCCAGGCCGTCCTCGACGGGCGGCTGTCGCCTGCGAATGGCGAGTCGGAGTGGCGTCGCCTCGCTGCGGAGGAGGCGCGGCGGGTGGTGGGGCTGATGGGCGAGCCGTGGAGTGTCTGCGAGGTGGGCTGCGGCGTGGGCCGGTTGACCCCGCACCTCGCGCGGTCGTGTGGCTTCGTGTGGGCGACCGACACGAGCAGGGTGATGAGAATGATCACCCGACAGGCTACGAGCGGCGACGCGAACGTCCACGTGACCTCGCCGGGTCGTGAGGCTTCATGCGATGTGGCGCTGGTCTGGGGCAACCTGTACGACGAGGACTGGAGCGACCTGCTCGCAGCGGCTCACCTTGAAGGCTTGCTGCTCCGGCACTCCTCGATCCTGGTGCAGACCGACCGGCCGTACCTCATCGGGTACTGCCTCGGCCGCACGGTGATGGACGGCGAGGGGTGGTTCCTCGCGGCGCGCGATGCTGGCCCTCCGGTGTGAACCAGTGGGCGGAATACGACGAGTGGGAGAGGCGGCAGAGGGATGGATGCAGCGACGAGGGACGCGGTGAGGGAAGGAGCGAAGCAGAGCGCGGCGGCGGTGCTGCCGATCGTGTTCGCCCACCTCGGGACACCGGCGGCGATCCTAGACGTGGGCACGGGCGAGGGGCACTGGCGAGAGGAGGCGCTCGGCCTGGGAGTCCGTAACGCTTACGGCGTGGACGTGGAGCTACTGACGAACACGACCGGGAGGTGGGATGCGGAGGAGGGCGAACCGCTCGCGATGTTCAACGGTGACGAGCGGTGGCCGCTGGCGCTGTGCCTGGAGATGGCCGAGCACGTCAGCCCAGTCGCCGGCGGTCATCTGGTACGCGAACTGTGCCGCGTCAGCGAGGCGGTTCTGTGGAGCGCCGCGATCCCCGGGCAGGGAGGAGACGGGCACGTCAACGAGCAATGGCCGGACTACTGGACTGACTGCTTCAACGAGCACGACTGGATCCTCACCGACCCGTACCGCGAACGGATATGGCAGGAGTCTGGGATCGAGCCGTGGTACCGGCAGAACCTCCTCCTCGCGCGCCCGCTGGGAAGCTCTGACCCGGTCGGCGTCCCTCGGCCCCGCGCGCTGGTTGACCCCGTAACGTGGGCGTTCCACCGAGGCGTCAATCCACCGGAGGCATGGTGAAGGTCGTAGCGCAGAGGTACCGGCAGGCTCTCCTCTCGGAGCTTCAACCGCACCCGCAGAACCCGAGGCAGGGAGACGTGGGAGCGATCCATACCAGCATCGAGGCGAACGGCTTCTACGGCGCTCTGGTGGTGCAGAAGTCGAGCGGGTTCGTGCTCGCGGGGAACCATACGCTGCTCGCTGCAAGGGACAGCGGCGCGGTGAAGGTGCCGATCCTCGAGCTGGACGTTGACGACGAGACGGCGCTGAAGATCCTCCTCGTCGATAACCGTAGCTCCGACCTCGCGACGTATGACGACCCGATGCTGCTCGGCATCCTCGCGGCGCTGAACGAGCACGCGTCGCTGGTCGGCACGGGGTACGAGGAGAGTGACCTGGAGGCGCTGAACCGTGTCGTGAACGACCCGTTCGTGCCTCCGGAGGAGCCGAAGCCGAAGACCTCCACCATCGTCGGGAAGCGCACCTGCCCGGAGTGCGGTCATGAGTGGATCGAGGGAGAGAAGGATGACTGAATCGCACCGAGCGAAGGCGACGCTGATCAAGAGCTTGACGCCTCACCCGAGGAACTACCGGCGGCACCCGGAGGAGCAGTTGAAGCACCTCGCGCAGAGCATCAGCGAGCACGGCTTCTACCGCAACGTCGTGGTCGCTCGGGATGGCACGATCCTGGCGGGGCACGGCATCGTGGAGGCGGCCGCGATGATCGGGATGACGAGCGTACCGGCGACGTTCCTTGACCTCGACCCGGAGGAGCCGAGAGCATTGAAGGTGCTCGCGGGCGACAACGAGTTGACGCGGCTCGCGATGGACGACGCGGAGGGGCTCTCGGCCATCCTCAAGGGCATCGCGGAGCAGGACGCGAGCGGCCTCCTCGGGACTGGCTTCGACCAGGCGGCGCTGTCCGACTTGATCTTCTCCACGGCTGAGCGTTCGGAGGGCAGCATCGACCCGAACGCTCACTGGCTGGGGATGCCGGACTACGAGAACGAGCGGATCAACAGCCACTTCCGGCTGACCGTGCACTTCAAGAATGAGGAGGACGTGCTGGCGTTCTTCAAGCTCATCGACCGGCCGAAGCTCACGATGCTGTGGTGGCCGGAGAGCGACGGGCATGTGGGGAGCGACTTCCGCAGCCACTACGTGCCGGAGGAGGAGCAGGCGTGAACCCCGAGTTCCCGATCTACATACCGTCGAAGGGGAGAGCCGCGAACGCTCTCACGCCGCGCCTGTTCAACCGCATCGGGGTGCCGTACCGGATGGTCGTGGAGGAGCAGCAGCGCGAGTCGTACGAGAAGCACTTCGCGCCGGAGAGCCTCATCACGCTCGACCCGATCTACCAGCGGAACTACGAGACTCTCGACGAGTTCGGCGACACGAAGCCGAAGGGGTCGGGACCGGCGCGTAACTTCATCTGGGAGCACTCCATCAGCGAGGGGTGGGAGTGGCACTGGATCATGGACGACAATATCCGCGAGTTCTGCCGGTACCACAAGAACGCGCGCGTGCCGTTCTCGGATGGCACCCCGATCCGGGCGATGGAAGACTTCACGACGCGGTACAAGAACGTCGCGATGGCGGGGCCGAACTACTACATGTTCCTGCCGTCGCGGGAGAAGGCTCCCCCGTTTATCACCGGCACTCGGATCTACTCCTGCAACCTCATCCGCAACGACCTGCCGTTCCGCTGGCGCGGCCGGTACAACGAGGACACCGACCTGTCCCTGGTGATGCTCAAGGCGGGCTGGGCGACGATCCTGTTCAACGCGATCCTGGCGTGGAAGATCACGACGCAGAAGCTCACCGGGGGGAACACGACGCTGTACGCGGCTGACGGTACTCTCCCGAAGAGCGAGCTGCTGGCCCGCGCGCACCCTGACCTCGCTCGGGTCGTGAAGCGGTACGGCCGCTGGCATCACCACGTGGACTACTCCCCGTTCCGGGGGCAGGAGCTGATCTACCGGGACGACTACACCCCTCCGAGCGCGGACGTGAAGGCGTACCCGATGAAGATCGAGCACCGAGGCACCGTCCGTTATCCGGGGTACACCGAGGGGAAGGACGACGCGTGACTGCCCTCTCGTTCCTCATCCTCGCCCTGGCCGCTCACCGGCTCACGCGCCTGATCGGGTGGGATACCATCACCGCGCCGCTGCGGGTGCCTCTCCTCGGGTATGACGACCAGGGGAGGAGGACGGCGCACTCCCGGCAGCACCCGAAGGTCGGCGAGTTCCTTCACTGCCCGTGGTGCCTGGGCTTCTGGGTGTGCCTCGCGCTGTACCTCTCCTGGCGCTGGTGGCCGGACGGGACGCTGGTGGTCGCCACCGTGTTCGCCCTCTCGGACGTGGTGGGCTTCGCGGAGTCCAGCCTCGGCTCCGCGTAACCTCGGGGGGAATGACACCGAGGCACATCATCATCCTCGCGCTGCTCGCCATCCTCCTGGCGATCATCCTCTCCCGCGCGCTGCCCGCCGACGCTGACCTCGGAGGCACGTACCCTCCGGACGCGGACGGGGTGATCCACGACCCGCAGATCGACGCGTTCGTCACCTCGATCATCGGGTGGAGCTACACCGCGAACTGCATCCCCGACCCGATGGACGGAGCGGAGGTGCGGACGGCCTTCGATGAGGAGGTGCAGCCGGATGGGAGCCTGCTCGCAATGCCGCCTGTGAGCATGGACGTGAACGGTCAGATCTGTGGCGCGCTCGACCACCTCCTCCGGTACCGCGCGGGCTTCTTCCACCGGTACGAAGTGGAGATCGTGAGCGTCGTTGTGAGGCCCGTGAAACGACCCAAACGGGGCTCCCGGCCGTCTGCCGCGAGCGGTCGCCAACACGCCTCTCGTCGAGTTCGCCCCCTCGCGGGTAGGCCAGTTCAGATTCTCCACCAAAACGATTGTTCCTGGAAAGCGACCACTTTCACGGCCTGCCGCGAAGCCGCTCAACGGGACGTGATCTGGGGTGAGAACCGGGTGCAGATGGCTGCCGGGGCGCTGTTCGTGGTCACTCACGACGCGTGGCATGCGCGGCTGTTCGGGCAGGCCCCGCGCGTCGATGACGGGCACCTCGCAGCGTTCGATGAGGGCGTCACGGAGTGCGACGCCGTGCGCGACTTGCCGCGTGTCATCGGCCTGCTCCACCTGCCCCCGTGGCTCGCGCGGATGGTGCTCTCGGAGGCGCGCGCGAGGCACTTCGCTTCGCAGCCGGAGTACCTCACCGTGTGCTGACAACGTACACTCCACGCGTCTACCGATGGAGGCGTCATGGCGGGGTGCGGTTGTGGAGGCGCGGGCCAGTGGGTCGGGCCGGAGTCGGGACTGGTGCCAGCGGATCAGGTGGTCGGCTGGCAGAACGACCCGAACTACTTCTGGACGGGAAAGCCGAGCGAAGGCTCTGATGCTCCCCCGGAGGTAGTGGCCGCTCCCGGCTGGACGCCGGAGACCGGCACCGAGGGGCCGTAGCGTGGCCTGGTGGAGCGTGTTCGCCACGAGTCGTGGCGTCGCTGTCGCTGCTCCTCCGAAGCGGCGGCATGAGGAGGAGACACCGAGCGGCAACCTGCAACCGTGGCAGAAGGCGGCCTGGGGGTACTTCAAGACGCTCGGGGAGATTCACTACGGGTGCGGGTTCTACGCTCGGATGCTGGCGGGGATCGTGCTGGAGGTGCAGGAGCGCGACGCGAGCGGCGAGTGGGTCAAGAGCGAGAACCCGGTGCTCGTTGAGCAGCTGGAGCGGTTGGAAGGGGCGCGGGGTGGGATGAGCGCGCTACAGGGGCAGTACGGCCGCCTGCGCTTCATCCAGGGCGAGGCGATGCTGGCCTGCACCTTGGAGCCTTGCGACGAGGCTCCCGGCTACTACGAGTGCTGGGAGATGCTGTCCTGCGCGGAGCTGTCGTACTCCAAGAGCGGCGCGGGTGGGGTGGGCGAGTACACCCGCAAGCGGAAGCTCAACTCGACGCCGGACAAGCTGCCGGAGACTGACCCGCTCGACCCGCTGCCGGGGACGATGGTGGCGTGGAGGTTCTATCACCGCGACCCGGAGTATTCGGGGATGGCGGACTGCTCCATGCGGGCCGTGCTGGAGGACTGCGAGGAGCTTCTCCTCCTCAAGCGCGCGATCCGCAACACCGCCCGCAACCGTGGCGCGGGGAACGGGGTGCTGATCCTCCCCGCCGGGATGGGCGGGCAGGAGATCGACGCGGGGGACGGGAAGAAGATCCCGAAGAACGCGAAGGCGATCTACGACGCGCTGACCGCTTCCATCGCTGACGAGACGGCGAGTCATGCCGTGACCCCGGTGATCCTGTTCGCCCCGCCGGACACGAACACCCAGACCGCGTTCCACATCGACCTGCGCGGCGCTGCGCTCTACAAGGAGACGGGGCTCCGGGATGAGTGCATCCGGCGTATCGGCATCGGGCTCGACATGCCGCCGGAGGCTCTGCTCGGCACCGCCAGCGCGAACCACTGGACGGCGTGGCAGATCGACGACGCGGCGTGGACGAACCACGGCGACCCGGTGGCGCGCGAGTTCGTGGAGGAGCTGACCGCCGCGATCCTCCACCCGGCTGCGGAGGATGCTGGACTGGTGCCGGAGGACTGCCGCGTGTGGTTCGACGCGACGGCGGTGGTGGAAGATCCTGACCGGGCCCGCGCGAGCCAGGAGGCGTTCGACCGCATCACCATCTCGGAGGAGGCGTACCGCCGCGAGACGGGGTGGGAGGAGAGCGACGCGCCGGACGACGCGGAGTGGCAGCGGAGGGCGGCGCTGCGGAAGGCTCACACCGCCGACCCCGCCGCGCAGGGAGCCCCGGAGGGTACGAGCGTCGAGCGGGTGATCGGGATGGCCGAGGCGTGCGTGCTCCGGTGCCGGGAGCTTGCCGGGTCGAAGCTGCGCACGAAGATGCAGCGGGCGGACACCCCCGCGAACCTCCGAGCCCGCATCGGCGGGGCTCACAACTGCATGGTCGCAGCGAAGCTCGCGGCGGACGTGAAGGATGAGCACGACGCCGAGACTCTCGTTGCTGGCGCGGGGCAGGCGTTCCTGCTCGGCATGTTCTCGATGGGGCTCGAGCGGAGCCTTGCGGAGACTCTCGTGCGTCGGGTGGAGGAGCACGCAGCGAACACCCTGTGGTTAGCGGAGCCTGGCGACCTACCCGATGAGGTGCTCGCGATATGCGGGATACTGGCGCAGCGCAAGTAGCCTCCCTCGCTCACGCTCACGCAGCGGAGGCGGTCGTGGCTGACCACCTCCCGGGATTTGAGCGTTCGATGGGAAGGATGATGCGGCGCTTCACCCGCGACGCCGTGGAGCGGTTCCTGCGACTGCACCCGATCCTTGCCGCTGCTGCGGAGCCGAACCCCTTGCCGGGGTACTCCATGCCGATCCCGAGCCAGCTGCTCGACGACGCTGCGGCGCAGGCCGAGTTGGAGGAGGCCGCGAAGCGGTTCACCGTCAGCGCCGCTCACGCTGCCGGGGTGATGGTCGCGGCGGATATCGGCCTCGGGTTCGACGTGACGAACAAGCTGCTCATGGGGGTCATCGCGAGCCAGTCCGGTATGCGGATCACGACCGCCCCTGCGGACCTCGTTCGCACGATGATGGAGAGCCTTCAGAAGAGTTACGACGAGGGGGCTTCCATCCCGCGCGCCGCGAGGGCGATGCGCGCCGCTGGTTACGAGCACTCCAAGATGTACGCGGAGCGCATCGCGCGGACGGAGCTGATCGGCGCTGTGAACGAGTCGAGCCTCGCGATGGTGAGCGGGGGCACCGACCTGGGCTACAAGGTCTGGATGGCGACGGCGGACGACCGCACGCGCCCGTCGCACGCGGAGCTCGACGGGGTGACTATCCCGATCGACGAGGTGTTCGACAACGGTTGCGCGTTCCCGGGCGATCCGGATGGCGAGGCCGATGAGGTAATCAACTGCCGCTGTACGCTCGGGTACGCGGAAGAGGCGAACGTCAACACGATTGCGGGAGGAGCACCTATGGCGGCCACGGATACGGCCACAGAGGAGGACGTGAAGGTCGGAGCTTCGTGGTCTGGTGCCATCGCGCAGGAAGGCGTTGACACGGGCGACAAGCGGAGGATCGAGCCGGGTGCGTTGGAGTGGCGGGCGCTGCCTCTGACGCTGATGGCGCAGCACACGACGCCGGAGTGGGGCGGGCACGCCGACGCGGCGGTCGCTGGCCGGATCGACAGCATCGACCGGGCGGGTGAGAACATCGGCGGGACGGGGGTGTTCGACACGGGCTCCTGGGGTGCGGAGACGGAGCGTATGGTGCGTGAGGGGATGCTGAACGGCATCAGCATCGACCTCGCCATCGAGGACGCGGAGATCGTGCCCGACCCGGACATAGAAGATCCGGACGAGGCGTACTGGATGGGGACGCTGAACATTCTGAAGGGGACGATCCTGGGCGCGACGATCGTTCCGTTCCCGGCGTTCGAGAACGCGAAGATCGCGATCACCGCTGCCGGGTCGCGGCGGCTGCATGACCTCCGCATCGAGCTGGTGAACGGCGAGCGGGTGAAGGTCATCACGATGACCATGCCGTTCGCGACGGACCCGGAGGAGTCCGACCCGAACGACGCGGCGGATGATGCTGCGGAGGCGATCAGCGATATCACGGAGGCGGTGAACGGCTGGCCGGGGCTGGACGGTGAGGTGGTCGTCACCATCGACGGGACTGACACGACGATCCCCTTCCCTCCGGCCTCGGCCGACGGCAGCGAGCCGGGTGAGGAGGGCGACGCTGTGACCGCCGCCGCGATCTCGCACCTCGACGCGATCCGGGCCCTGCTGCGTAGGAAGGTGACGGCATGATCGAGCCGTTCAAGAACCCCGGCCTCGACAGGCCGACGCCGATCCGCATCCTTGAGGACGGCACGGTGTACGGGCACGCCTGCGAGTGGGCTCGGATGCACACCGCGATCCGTGGTGTCACTCCTCCCCGCACGGACGGGGCGTACCGGTTCTTTCACCTCGGCGGGTACCAGTGGAAGGGGCAGGACGTGGACGTGGGCTCGATCACGCTGCATACCCTCCACGCTGACCTGCGGCTGCCGGGGGACGAGGCCCGCGCGCACTACGAGAACACCGGCTCGGTGGCCGCGTACGTGAGGGCCGGGGATGATGAGCACGGCGTCTGGTTCTGCGGGCGGCTGCGGTCGGGCCTGGCGGATGAGGATGTGGAGGCTCTGCGGGGCGCGAAGGTGAGCGGGGACTGGCGCGGGTACAACGGGCAGCGGGAGCTGATCGGGATGCTGGCCGTCAACGTGCCGGGGTTCCCGGTGGAGCGCGAGAGAGTCCTCGTCGCTGGCGGGCTCGCGCTCGTCGCGTCCGGGGTGGTGCCTCTCGACGTGAAGGAGGCTCGGGGCCGGTTGCGGGTGGCGAACCTCCGCTTCAAGCTCCGCGCCTCGTCGCGTAGCCGCTTGTGACGGCAGAGCCGGGGAGGGGCAGGGTGTTTCCCTTCCCCGGTTCTTGCGGTCGCGGAGGCGGTCGTTGAGCACGCATCGCGTTCGGTTGAGCGTCGCGATCCAGCATCACCCCTCCAGGCCGGAGCTTCCCGGCCGGTTGCGGAAGCTCCTCAAGACCGGCATGCCCCGGCCGGGTGGCAGCGGCCCGCTGATCGAGGTGGTCACCGATCCGGAGCCCGAGGGGGAGCGCAACCCGTGGCGGACGGCGCGGGAGTGCTGGCGGTTGACGCCGGACGGTTGCACTCACCGGCTGGTCATCCAGGATGACGTGATCCCCTGCCGCCGGTTCCTTCACCACGCGTCGCTGGCGCTCGCCGCGCGGCCGGAGCGGATCGTCGCCTTCTACGTCGGCGCGAACGCGGTGCTGACGTACCGGAAGATCCTCGTCGCTGCAGCGGACTGCTCCGCATGGGTGCTGGGGGATCACTCCTCCTGGGTGCCGTGCCTCGCGCTCGCCATCCCCGCTCCTCTCGCCCCTTCACTCGCGGGGTATGAGGATGGCTCCCGGCCCGTCGCGGACGATGACGTGGTGGGCCGCTGGCTGCGCTCTGAGGGACTGCCGTGGTACGCGACCATCCCTAGCCTGGTTGACCACGACGATGACGCTCCGAGCCTCATGAGGAGCGACTGGTCGGGAGGGAGGAGAGTCGCGGCTTGCTGGGTGGGCTCCACCGACCCCGGGCTGATCGACTGGCAGAAGGGCTGACAACGCGGAAGCGGCCCCCCGTGAGGGGAGCCGCTTCGTCCTACCCGGATGAGGGGTGAGAGCTACTTCGCCTTCGCGATGGCGGTGACCAGTCCGGCGTACCGCTTGATCGAGGTGAGGTTCCCGCCGCGCTCCTTCGACGGGAGCTTCTCCAGCCGGGTGGCCTCGGCCGTGAGGTACGCGCCGACCTTCGCTGCGTCCTCGCGGCTCATGCGGGGGTGGTGGTAGCCGGGGAACTTCGCCCCGCCAGCCGACCGGCGCTTGTCGGAGTCGAGCAGCGCCGCCTTGATCTTCGGGTTCGCCTTCACGAAGGCGGGGGTCATGAGCACCGCGTAGGCGCTGGTGGAGAGGTTGAACGCGACCTTGCCGTCATCCTTCGGCGTCGCCTTCGGCTTCGCGGCGGGCTTCGGCTTCGTGGTCGCCTTCGGCTTCGTGGTCGTGGCGCTCATCTTCGTGGTTCCCTTCTTCTTCGGGGTGGGCCTGTTGGTCGCCTTCGCGATCGCGGCGGCGGTGTCCTCGGTGTGCTCGGCCAGCTTGCGGGCCGCTGCCTCGGCGTTCGTCTCGACCGGGGTGGTGGCGGTCGCCTTGACGGCTGCCGCGAACTCGGGGCTGTTCAACTCGCGCTCCAGCTGCTCGGTCGCCTTCTGAATGTCCTCGCTGCTCGGGCCCTGCTTCGGGGTGGTGAGGATGCTGTCCGTGCTGGTCATCGTGGTGCTCCTTCTGGTAGGTCGGGAGGATTCCCGGACACCCCTCTCGGGGTGTTTCGGCCCGCGCCTCCACGCGGGACTCGTCAGCGGGTCAGAAATTGCAGCAGTCACCTTCCGCGTTGTAGGGGCCGAAGCCAGCCTCCATCTCGCGCTCGCGCTCGTAGTCGGCCTCCATCGCGGGGGTGGCACCGTAGAGGGCTTCCTCGTTGCGGCGCTCGGCTGCCATCTCGAAGTCGGCCTGCTCCTGCATATCCTTGGAGCACTCGTCGCATCCGCATCCGTAGGGGCTGGGGGAGTCGTCCCAGTGGGGGCCGATGGGGAAGGTGTGAGAGGCGGTGGTCATGGTGTCTCCTGGTAGGTGGTTCTCGGTGGAGGACTCAGAGTAAAGCGTGGCTTCTCGGGTGTCAAGGAACTGCGGGTCAGTCGTTGAACAGCTGGATCGGGGGGAGGCCGTAGTCGCCCATCGCCACTGGGGTGAGCACGATGTAGAGGAGTTCGCCCTCAGCGTCGCGCTGCTCGCGGTGGTAGCCGTAGACCACTTCGCGGTTCGTCTTGTGGCTCACCAGGGTGAGTCCCTCGTCACACGCGTCGTCCCAGATGCGGGAGAGCTTGACTTCGCTCAACTCGCCGACGAAGATGCCGCGCGCCAGGGTGAGGTTCTTCGTGGAGATTCGGGGGGTGGAGAGCATCATGATGTGGGGCTCCTGGTAGGTGGGTGGAGGGAGGACTAGACCCGTGCGGCCTGGGCGAGGTGGATATACGCGACGGTGTTGTCGTCGGCGTCGCGGACCTGGATGCTCTGGCATTCGATCCCCATGAAGTAGAGCTTCGCCTTTCGACCATAGAGCCGGGTCGCGAGGGTCCTTGCGGCCTTGAACGTGGGGGCTGTGTGCTTCTCGTAGGTCTGCATGCACCTCAAGGTAAAGCGTGGATTCCGGGCTGTCAAGGAACTGCGGGAAACTGATCGACGCCGGTAGATCAGCTACAGTCCGGCGCAGATCGAGCATCCCCGCATAGCGGAAGCGGATGCACGGGAGGCGTAGCCCCCGGAGTCGTGATGATCCACCGACCCCGAAGGAGCACCACCGTGCTAGAGCCGATCGTCATTCCCGCAGACCTCTCCGAGCTTACGGATGAGGAGCTGGAGCTACTGGAGAAGGAAGTCCGTGAGAGGGCCGAGCTTCTCGCCTCGGACGACGAGGCCGTCGCGGAGGCAGGCGACGAAGCGGTAGCCCTCATGGAGAACGCACTCGCCGGAGTGGAGCAGATCGACGGCGAGATCGAGAAGCGCGACACGGCGAAGGCCGAAGCCGCGCAGATCCTCGCCGACACACGGGCTCGGCTCGCCGCGAAGCTCGCAGGTGAGGAGGAGCCCGAGGAGACTCCCGAGGACGCGGAGCCGGTCGCTGAGGGCGACGAGGAGCCCGTCGCGGAGGAGGAGGTCGAGGTCGTGGAGGAGGAGCCCGTCCTCGTCGCAGCGACGAAGCCGCGCCGGTCGGCACCCGGCCGGAGGCAGCGCGAGCAGGTCCCGCAGGAGGCCGCCGTGTCCCGGCAGGGCCCGAAGATCATCGCGCTGTCGAGCATCCCCGGCGAGGTGGAGATGGGGACGGAGCTCTCGCGCAAGAAGGCAGCCGAGCTGGTCTCGCAGAAGTGGAACCGGACGCATCAGACGGACGGGCCGCGCGAGGACATTCCGCTCGTCCGCTTCTCGGTGGATACCCCGGAGGAGCGCATGCTGCGCTTCGACGACGAGGTGGGGAACTGGGCGAAGATCGACGCGGTGATGGGGCAGCAGGCTCTCGTCGCGTCCGGCGGGTTGTGCGCTCCGGTGGAGCCGTACTACGACCTCCAGCTTCTGAGCACGGAGGCGACCCCGGTGATCGACTCCCTCCCCCGCTTCGGCGCTGACCGTGGCGGCATCCGCTTCATGGCACCCCCGACCCTCGCTTCCATCTCCACGGCTGTCGGCACGAAGACGGCAGCGCAGGACGGAGTAGGAGGCACGACCGCCACGAAGACCTGCCAGGCGCTCCCGTGCCCCTCGCAGACGCAGGTGCTCATCGATGCCGTGTACCACTGTCTGACGATCGGCAACTTCGGCGCGCGCACGTGGCCGGAGCTGGTCGAGAACTTCATGGCGCTCACGATGGCGGCGCACGCGAGGACTCGCGAGACGAAGGCGCTGGACGCCATCGCGGCAGGCTCCACGGCTCTCACCGGAGCGCAGTACAACGGCGCGACGAACACCCTGCTCGGCCACATCCTCCAGCTGGCGGACGGCATCCGCTCCCGGCAGCGGATGGCGACGAACACGAAGTTCCGCGCGTGGTTCCCGGACTGGGTGCGCGGGCTGCTCGTCGAGGATATCGTGCGCGGCCAGTTCAACCGGTTCGAGAAGAACCGTGACGGGGTGGTCGAACTGCTCCGCTTCGCGGGCATCGAGCCCACCTTCTACATCGACTCGCCGACGGCTGGCGGGCAGGTGTTCGGAGCGCAGGGCGCGGGCGCGATCCTGAACTACCCGAGCACGATGATCTGGTTCCTCGCCCCCGAGGGGACGTGGCTCCGGCTGGACGGCGGCGAGCTTGACCTCGGCATCGTCCGGGACTCCGTGCTGAACGCGACGAACGACTTCCAAGCGTTCGGAGAGGTGTTCGAGAACTACGCGAACATCGGCATCGAGTCCTTCAAGATCACCAGCACGATCTGCGGCAACGGCGTCGTGTCGGCACCGGCTGCCCCGACCGGCTGCTAGTCGAGGCTCTGAGAGCCGGAGAGGAGTAGCGGAGTGCCCACACCCAACTACGGGCCAGTCGTCAGTCTGGACGGGCCTGCGCCCTCCCCTCCGGCTCTCACGCTCATCGGTGCGGCGCGGAACGTCACACCGGCGGATGACAGGTGGATCAACGGGGTCGGCCTGTGGCCGTACCCCCGCGATCTGCCGGACGTGTTCGACCCGTGCCAGTCCGCGTCGTCGGCGGGCCACGGGAAGGATGCCGGGACGCCGACCGGCGAGGAGATATTCGGCGCGTTTCAGGTGCTGGAAGGGATCACCTGCACCACCCGCTCGACGCACGCCGATCCTGCGGAGTGGCAGCGGCGCGCGAAGGTCGCTCTGGATGCGTACCAGCACTGGGCGATCGAGAGGGAGTACTGGGCGGGGAACCTCCTCCCGGCGAACCCTCACCTCGCTCAGACGACCGGCCTCACGTTCGACAACAGCGTGACCGCGACGAGCGTCAAGAACGCGGTGGCGCTGTTGGAGCAGTCCATCGCTGACAAGGGCGGGAACGGTGTGATCCACATGCGCCCGGCGGTGTTCTCGCAGTACTGGCACGAGGCTCCGCAGGCGATGTTTATCCAGAACGGGGTGGCTCGCACGGCGCTCGGCAATCAGGTCGTCCCCGGCGTCGGGTACCCAGGCACGAACAAGGACGGCACCGCTCCTTCGGGCACCGTCGAATGGGCGTACGCAACCGGGCCGGTCGAGTACCGGATGAGCGACGTGGAGCTTCTCCCGCCGACCATCCGCGAGGCGACCGACCGGGCGCAGAACTTGACCACCTTCCGGGCTGAGCGTTACGTGCTCGTCACGTGGGATCAGCGCATCCATGCGGTCGTGAAGATCGACCGCGCGTTCACGACCTTCACGAGCTAAGAGAGGAGCGGGCTTCATGGCGCAAGCAACAGCGATCTGCCCGGGCAGCATCCACATCTGCAAGGCCCGGTTCTCCCGGCTGAACAGCGACGGGACGTTCAAGGGAGGCGCGAACAACCACATCGTCATCGACTCGATCATGAGCGTTGACTTCGCGCCCGAGATCAAGCAGGGCGACTCCAAGGAAGTGCTCGGCGGCTGCGACTGCATCGACCTCGCGTACAAGGGGTACGACAAGCTCCTCCGCTTCAACCTCAAGTTCCAGCTGACGAAGCTGAACCCGTCGCTGCTCGAGCTGATCCTGGGAGCGAGCATCCTGGTGGACTCCTCCACCGTGCCCGTCCCGGTCGGCAACGTGTGGCCGAACCAGTTGTCCTGCCAGTCCACCCCGCAGCCGCCGGTGGCCTGCGAGTTCTGGACGGACGCGTGGATCAACGACCGGCAGGTTGACCCGCCGAACCGGTATATCCGGTGGGTGTTTCCGATGAGCTTCTGGCAGCTGGATGCCTCCAAGCTGGAGAACGACTTCTTCCTGCCTGCGCTCCAGGGATTCACACGGCAGAACCCGAACTGGTCGAACGCCTACGCGGACTGGCCGGCGGGTATCGCCGGGTCGTTCGGCGGCGGCTCGTACTTCTGGGATACGACGCAGCCGACGGCGGGTTGCACGTACTCCTCGCTCTCGACGTAACAGTCCTGCCCCCCGGCTCTGTCCGGTGCCGGGGGGCAGCACCACCACTAGGAAGGAAGGAGCCGGAATATGGCTAAGACGCCAGCGCATCTGTTCACGCCCGACCCGAACGGCGAGCAGGTCTTCGCATCTGATGAGCATCGCCGTGTGCTGGCGCGCTGCAACCCGGGCTTCGGCATCTCGTTCAGTGTGCTCTGCGAGCGCCTGGCGGCTGATCCGTACACGTTCGGCATCGGGCCTGGGGATGAGGCGAAGGTCGGGCAGATCCTCGGCGAGCTTACGGCCGACGGAGACGTGACCCAGAACGCTCACGGCGTCTGGGAGGCAACTCCCGAGGGCTGGGAGAAGGTCACCAACATAAAGGCTGGTAGCGCATGAGCGGCATCGCTCTCCCGTGGCGTCCTCAGCGTCACCTCACGGCCCCCGAGTTGTGGACTCCGGGCGGCCACTTCCACTCCTACGGCGAGGCGATCCGCCGCGCGCTCGGCGCTCCCGCTGGCGGGCTGCACGTCGAGGGGTGGAATCCGCGCGGCATCGGCATCCTGTTCAACATCGCTGACGTTGCGGCGGCGAAGATTCTCGACCACCTGAACGGCAAGACGACGTACACGCTGGTCACGCCGAACTACGTGGCTCTGCTGACCGGCACGGCGCTGCAGACCGACACGGGCGTGACGATCACGACCACGAACAACGTCGAGGCCAACTACACCTCCTACGCCCGCCTCTCGCTCGCCGCCTCGGACTACAACGCTGCGGGCACGGGCGCGCACCCGCCGAACGCGACGATGACGATGCCGGTGGCTCAGAAGACGTGGCCGAACTGCACGGGCTCCACGGCGACGGTCACGAACTGGTGCATCGTGCTCGGCACGGCCGTCACCAGGGGCAACGCCGGGGACATCACGTTCTTCGGGACGTGCACGTCGACGGTGATCTCGACGACGCAGACGCCGCCCACCGTCGCCGCTGGCGGCTTCACGCTGACGAGCACCTGATGGCTGCCTTCAAGGTGGGCAGCAAGGTGCGCTCCAAGGCCAGCGGCATCTTCGGCAAGATCACCGAGATCATCGAGATTCCGCACGGCCACCAGATCGTCCCGCCCGTGCCCGGCACGAATCCGGGCGAGGGCATCAGCGAGTACGAGCCCCGCACCGACCTGCGCGTCGAGTACACCGACGACGCGGGCAACACGGCCGAGCACCTCATCCATTCCACCGATGCGGAGGCCGCATGATCACCATTGTCCGCCGCGAGCTGCCGCCCTGGCGGAAGCGCAAGAGCCAGCGCCCGGCGGTCTGGGCGTTGCCCGACGACTTCGAGCACGGCGACAAGCTGCCGCGCTGGCTCGACCTGGAGAGCCCGACTGGCAAGGCGATCATGCGGGGCGGTATGCGGGGCGGCTCGACGGCCGCTGCGTATGCGATCAACTCGGCTATCTTCGCGGCGGGCACGGCCGTGCATACCGATCTGGTCGCCATCGCCCCGGCCGGTCATGGCCTGTCGCTCACCGAGGCTGCGGTGAGCTTCGATGGTGTGACGGCTTCGGCCGTGCCGGTCTACATGGAGCTGTGCACCTCCACGCAGGCGGGTGCTGGTACGGGCGGCACCGCGCCTACGATCCAGCAGGTGCGCGGACGCAGCACGGGCGGCTCCGCTCCGACCGCCTCCGGCTCGCACACCGCTGAGCCGACGGTGCTGACGCGCGTGCGCTCCTGGTACGTGTCTCCGAACGGCGGCTTGTTCGTGTACCCGCTGCCGCTCGGCAGGGAGATCGAGTGCGACGCCTCGTCGGGCACCACGAAGGGCATCGCGATGCGCTCCACGCCGCCCGCCGCCGTCAACCTCCAGGCGTACTTCGAGGTTGAGGCTCTCGGCTAGACCCGTGGGCAGATGACGTTCACTAGCCTCGGGGACGAGGTTGCGTTCGGCAGCGCGGCTACCGTCGCGACCCTCACGTTCTCCACCACTCTGCTCAGCGATGTGGTCGCGGGCGACCTCATCGTGATCTTCTGGGCCAGTAACGCGAGTAGCCTCACCGTGTCGTCCTGCTCCGACAACGGCGGCGGCGGGCAGGTGTACGACATAGCGAGCTGCACTCCGAAGACTGGCCTCACGCTGTCTCTCGGGTGGATCTTGTGCAAGGCGAAGAGCAGCAACTTCGGCACCACGATCACCGTCACGCTCAGCGGTAGCAGCGCGCACGTCGCGGGCACGCTGCACGCCTACCACGCCTCCAACGGCAACCCGGTGCTCGACAAGCAGGCCGGGGCGCAGAGCGACTCGGCCAGCCCGATCGACACGGCGTTCACCGGAGTGCTCGCGCAGCCCGACGAGCTAGGCGTCGCCTCGTGGGGCTACAGAGGAACGACGCCGAGCGGATGGTCGCAGACCACGCCGTCCGGGTGGACTCAACCAGCGACGTTCGGGCAGAGCGGAGGAGTCTCGCCCGTGGTCGAGGTGCCCGTGGGCTACAAGGAGAACATCGGCTCGACGACCAGTATCAACGCCGTCTCGACGTTCACCGGCACGATCACCGGCGTGCATTGCTGGATCTTGACGTTCACGGACGTGGCGCTGCCGAAGCGACCACCCTTCCAGATCGTCAGGCGCGTGGGGAGCGGAGCGTGAGCCTCGCAGGGGCGGGCCTCCGGCCGCGCCGCGCCAGGCGCGTCGGCGGCATCGACCGCGACTTCGGCTACGACTCCCAGAACCCGACCGACCGGCCGGTAGCCCTCAACCAGGCGGCGCTCGACACGTTCAACTCGGGCGCGTTGCAGGACGTGAATACCCGCGCTGGGTGGAGCACGACCCTGCTCGGCACGGGCGTCTCGTTGCAGACCGACGCCGTCCCGACTTACGCCGCGAACCCGAGTGCCACCTTCCCGACGTACAACTTCTGGGCCAGCACCGGGCAGGATGAGTGCTGCTGGGTGCAGTACGGCGCGACGATCGCCAGCTTCCACTGGCTCTGGGTGCGCGCCACGTACACCAGCGCGGGCGCTCCCACTGACGGCTATTTCCTCTACTCCGACGTGTCCGGGTACGGCGAGTTGTGGAGAGTGAACGCGGGAGCTTCGACGTTCCTGCTGAGCGGCTTCAGGCCCGCTGGTATATCGGCGGGCCACCGGGCGCAGGTGCAGGCCGTCGGCAGCCGGATCAGCGCGTTCTTCGACGACGGGCGGGGTTGGATCGAATTTATCGACACGACCGACTCCTCCATCCCCGGCATCGGCGCGATCGGGGTGCAGGCGCAGGCCGCGAACGCGACGCAGTTCGACTCCTTCGGCGGCGGGCCATTCATCACTCCGACGATCCGCCCGGAACAACTCAGCGTGCGCCGCGTCTGGACGGGCCGCTGATGACTCCCCTGACCGGCACACTCGACAACTTCAACTCGGGAGCTAGCCAGAACCTCACGGCCCGAACCGGATGGTTCAGCACCAGCGCAGGCGCGGGCGTGAGTCTCGTCACGGACTCCGTGCCGACCTACGCCGCGCACCCCGGCGGCGCGTCGGACGCGGTGAACTTCTGGGCTACGCAGTTCGGAGTCAACCAGGAGGCGTGGGCGACCTTCAAGAGCCCGCCGACCGCCGTCAACTCGGTCACGCGCCTCTGGATCAGGAGCGGCGCGCCGAACACGATCACGGACGGCTACATCTGCCGCGTGACGTGGAGCGCGGGCTTCGTCCAGATGAATCGCATCGCTGGCGGCAGCACCGTGATCGGCACCGGCTCGGCTCCGGCCGCGTTCGCCGTGGGCGACCAGATCCTCCTGCGCGCCGTGGGCACCACCATTACGTTCGACTACAACCTGGCGAGCGGCGGCGGCTGGACGAACCTCATAACCGTAAGCGACGGCTCCACGAACGCGGCGGGCTACATCGGCATCTACATTCCCGCGCCGTCCGCCGACTCGCAGATCGACGACTTCGGCGGCGG